AGCGGTAAGATGAACTACAAGGTGCCAGTTGGACGTACCCTGGATGGCCAAGTATTGTTTGATGAAGGCAGTGCTGATGCAAGTACAAAGCATATTGAAGTTGACACAGGCGTGTTTATCAAATATAATGTAGATAATGTTGCGGTTGCTGGATATGCAGAGCATCGTAGAAACGTTGCTGGGGTTAATGATAACAATGAAGTTAATCTAGGCATTAAAGTGAACTATAAGTTCTAAGGAGATATGTATTGAACTTAACTGACCTTACACACGAAAATGTAGAAGCACTACAGTTCGATACTAGTCACGATCCTGTGAGACCCGAGCTTGACCTAGACTTTAGGTTGGGCCCGGGTCGTCGGGTTTATGTGTTGGAAACGGACGGTAAGTATCAGGCAGCAATTTGCGTTGCCTATACTAATGAAGTACCAACTACTGTAAAGGAACTTGACCTTATGAGTCAGGCTGCTTGTCAGGAAGATCAACACGGTTCTATTTGCGTAGCATATACAGTTTGGAGTCGTGCGCCACGTGCTGGCAGAGACGTTGTTTTTCGGTTGCTAGATGAATGTCGTGCAAATGATAAAGTCAAACGTCTTATTACACTAAGTCCAAAAACGGATATGGCACGTAGGTTTCACTTAAACAATGGAGCAGTTACTTTGCAGAACAATACTGCAACTGATAACTACGAATACAGTTTATGAATATGTTCAAAGATAGGAAACGTGTAATCCTAGACCGTATCGGGCAGGAGCCGTATTTGGTTAGGTATTACTTGTTCATTAAAGATCGCAAATGGTTTCCATTTAACGTATTCTTACACAAGTTTTTACAAAGCGATCCGGATGAACTACACGATCATCCCTGGCCCTACTTCACGCTAATCTTACGTGGAGGTTATTGGGAGACTACTCCTAAAGGACGCTTTTGGCGTGGCCCAGGGCATATGCGTGTTAGCAGTCCTAAGAGTCTACATCGTGTAGAACTAGAACCGGGAGTATGTGCTTGGTCACTATTCGTTCCTGGTCCTAAACTACGTGAGTGGGGTTTCATTGTCAACGGTAAATGGATGCACAATGAAAAGTATTTTAAATGGCGAAAGCAGAAGGCAAGAGATGAAAAAATTATATCTATCTAATCGCGATATTGAAAAGAGTGTACATGACACTGTAAACTCAATGTATGCTGCCAATTGGCGGCCTGATTACATTGTAGGTATCACACGTGGTGGGTTGATTCCTGCTGTAATGATGAGTCATCTAACTGGCATTAAAATGCATACACTAGATGTTCGTTTACGTGACGGACAATCTGATGGTTGCGAAAGTAACTGTTGGATGGCAGAAGATGCATTTGGTATTTTCCAAATGGGTGGCACATATGAAGATAAGAAAATTCTTATCCTAGACGATATTAACGATAGTGGTGCTACATTCCAATGGATTAAAGAAGATTGGCAATCAGGGTGTTTGCCTGACGATCCTAGATGGGATAAAGTTTGGGGTAATAATGTGAGATTTGCTACCATTGTAAACAATCTAGCAAGTCCATTTAACATCGATTATACAAGCATTGAAATTAACAAAGCTGAAGAAGATACATGGGTCGTATTCCCCTATGAGGAGTGGTGGTAAAATGACAACGTTATTTGAAACATATAATAATTGGATTACAGAACAAGAACATCAAGAACTTCTTAGTGAAGTTATGTATTCACCCAAGTGGAGGTTTGGACAAACAAGTGACAATACTATAGAACCAAATTATCCTTGTTGGTTTCAAAATTTTTACAACCATACCAAATGGGACTTTGTGGCCAACTGTAACACACTCGTAAAGACACTAAGTGATCGTTTTATGCAACTGGTCCCAGATGATTATATGTTAATACGATGTATGGCAAGTGCTAATACATTTGGCCAGGACGGTGACTTTCATGTTGATTGGCCCCGCTCAAATACAAGTATCACAGGTGTATTGTATACAGATAAAACATGGGATACTAATTGGGGAGGTAGTACGCTCTTCAAACAGGACGATGCATATGAAGCAAGTGAATACGAGCCGCGCAAATTTATTACATTTGACAGCAGTGTGTCGCATATTGGCGCTGGACCACAGAGGAGATGTAAAGAAATGCGTAGTATTATTGCCCTACAGGCTGTCCAGTGTGATGCACTAAAAGAGAAGCTAAAACTAAATTGACACTGATTCATAAATATAGTACAATAGTTAATATTAAAGAGGACTTCGTGTTCGCCCCTCTTAAAAAATTCCGCACACTCCATAACCAAGGAGTATAAAAATGGCAAAATATATTAGTACAAAGACTTACACACACCTAGGACCAGTAGCATATCGCCAATGGAGAGCCGACAGTCATTGTAATATGATTCACGGCTATGCACTCAGCTTTCACTTTGAATTCGAGTGTGACACATTAGACGCACGTAACTGGTGTATGGACTTTGGTGGACTACGTCCATTAAAAGAGAACTTAGAAGATTGGTTTGATCATACGTTGCTGGTTGCGGTAGATGATCCAGAACGAGAACATTTACTTAACTTGGGTAAACTGGGCCTTGCTAAGATTACAGAAGTCGAGAAGACTGGATGTGAGGGTATTGCTGATTTCTTATATGAGTATTGCAATACTATCCTACTTCCAGACTATAGTGAAGAGCATCGTGTTTGGTGTTGTAAAGTTGAAGTACGTGAAACAACAAGTAATATGGCTATGAGAATTGGCCACAGAGAAGATGGAGAATTTGATGTTTAAAATATTTAAAAAATGGTGGAATACTAATACTGTTCCTGACTTCGAAAGCATGACTAAGAAAGCTATCGACGAATGGGCAGCGGCAAAAGGCATTCAACTAGATCGTCGTGAAACAAAAGAAAAGATGATCGAAAAACTTAACCAACTAATTTAAGGGCGGACATGAAAGTTAGATACACAGAAGCATTTTATAGTGTACAGGGAGAAGGTAGATGGACAGGAGTGCCAAGTGTCTTCCTCCGTATGTTTGGATGTAACTTTACATGTCCTGGATTTGGGTTGCCGCCCGGCACCAAGACCACTGAGCCAGATGACATTGCAGCACAAGTTAACGAAAATCCACATCTTTATAAGAAATTGGATGATCTCCCACTAGCAACAACAGGGTGTGATAGTTATGCGGCATGGCATCCTGCGTTTAAAAAGTTCCAAACTACAACAGACGTAGACGGACTTGTAGAGCATCTACTAAGTTTAACACCTAACGGATGCTGGACGCAAGAAAACGGACAGGATGTTCATTTAGTGATTACAGGCGGAGAGCCGCTACTAGGGTGGCAACGAGCATATATACAACTATTAGACCATCCACGCATGAAGGACTTAAAAAATGTCACGTTTGAAACAAATACTACCCAATCTTTGTCGGATGAATTCAAATCGTATCTTGAGGATAATCAACGACTACACATTACATTCTCTTGTTCCCCGAAACTATCAGTTAGTGGACATAGCTGGGTTGATGCTATCAAGCCTGATGTTGCTCGGGAGTACACTACTATTACTAATAGCCACCTTTATCTTAAGTTTGTTGTTTGTGATGATGTGGATGTGGGAGAAGTTGACCAAGCTGTTTCAGAATACAGATCGGCGGGGGTTGTGGCGCCAGTTTACCTTATGGCTGTTGGGGGCACGAGCGATAGTTACTTCCAGAATGGCAAAGGTGTGGCGAATCTTGCCTTGGAAAAAGGATACCGTTACAGTCCCAGACTCCACGTTGACGTCTTTGGCAACGCCTGGGGAACTTGATCTAGTAGACAGGATTAGAAAGCATCAATGAAAACAATTTGGGTAAGACACGGCCAGTCAGAATACAACGCAGAAAATCGTAGTACAGGCTGGCATGATCCAGATCTTACCCAACTTGGTATTGAGCAAGCACTGACTACTGCTACAGAACTAGTAAATAATTATCAGTTTATTGCAGAAATTCATTGTAGTGACTTACGTAGAAGTTATTATACTGCAAAGATTATTCTTGATAGTACACCCTGGTTTAAAGATATTAAGATAGATGCGCTAATCCGTGAGAGAGACTATGGAATCTGGAGTGGACGCAATAAAGAAGATCTTTTTAATGAACTAGGTGAAAAAGAATTTATGAATATTAGACGAGGCTGGAATAACAAACCAGAAGATGGTGAAAGTCTTAAAGAATGTGCTTCGAGAGTTGCCACATTTATAAACGGACTAGAAGACTCCCCTAGTCTACCTCATATTATTGTATGTCACGGCAATACAATTAGAGCAGCAAGTGTAGTGCTTGGAAAAAATACTGCTGAATCAGTACGTGACTGGGAAATAGAAACAGGAGAATTTGTAGAATGGGATTGTTAAATGATGTTAAAACCGCAATGGGAATGGGCCAGGCTAAGAAAGTAGAGTCCAAGCCGGAGCCTAAAAAGAAGAAGAAATCTGAAAAAGAAATTGCTACAGAAGCAGGTGAAGCCTGGGTTAGTGTATTAAAAGTAGAAGTTGATCCAGATAATCCAGGTAATGGTGCGTTTGAACTTGATTGGAATGAGCACTTTATTAAAAAATTATGGAGTGCGGGATACAAAGACGAGGATGAAAATGATATAGTTGATCGTTGGTTCCAGGATGTATGCAGACATGTTGTTATGGAGAGTTATGAAAAAGATGAAGCTATGGTTACCAAAAATGATTTAGGTGGCGGCCGCACAGAATATAGATAATAATGAAATTATATTTTAATGGTGATAGCCATACTGCTGGTGCAGAACTCGTCGCGGACTATTGCTTTGCAAGTGATGATCCTGGTCTAAAACACATGGGAGAACTGGCTCATCCTGGATGTTTAAACAAAAGTTTTGGATATAAACTAGCAAAGATTCTTAATGCTGGATATAACTGCGAGGCAATCAGTGCAAGTAGTAATCATCGTATTTTACGCACTACCCGTGATTTTTTAGATCAAAGGCACGCTAGTCAAAATTTTATTATTATTGGTTGGAGTACATGGGAACGTGAAGAGTGGAAACACGAAGATCAAACATTCCAAGTAACAGCAAGCGGAACTGATCAGTTACCAGAGTCTTTGCAGGACGATTATAAAAAATGGGTAATAGATCAAACAATAGAAGTGCTTATAGAAAAAGAACAGCAATGGCATACAGCATTATATAAGCTACATACCTTCCTGCAAGAAAAAAAAATTAAACACCTTTTCTTTAATAGTTATAGCCATTTTGGAAATATAGAAGAGCAAGTAGACTGGGACAATTGTTATCTGGACCCGTATACACAAGCAGGCACATACTGGCATTGGTGCGAAGCCCAAGGCTTCAAAACAGTTAACAACGGTTACCATTATGGAGAAGATGCGCATAATGCATGGGCAAAATATCTCCTGCCTAGGTTGACAGATGTTACAAGTAGTAGTAATATAGTAAAAATAAAGCCACGTAAGATTAACCCAACACCAAGGCGTATTAAATGACAACTTATCTGCTAGTAGATACTGCTAATACATTTTTTAGAGCACGCCATGCTGCACATCGCGGTATGGATCAATGGACCCGACTAGGGTTTGCTATGCATGTTACTATGAGTGCAGTTAACAAAGCCTGGCGCATTGCTGGTGCTGATCATGTTGTGTTTGCACTTGAAGGCAGATCCTGGCGCAAGGACTACTATGAGCCTTACAAGAAGAATCGCAAGGTAGCTCGTGATGCACTCACAGAACAACAGCAAGAAGAGGATCAGTTGTTCTGGGATACCTATGATGATATGACAACATTCTTAAAGGACAGTGCTAATTGCAGTGTACTAAGTTGCGATATTGCTGAAGCAGATGATATCATTGCACGTTGGGTTAACATGCATCCTAAAGACAATCATGTTATTGTAAGTAGTGATAGTGACTTTGCACAACTTATTGCACCTAATGTCAAGCAGTACAATGGCATCCAAAATCATATGATGTCACTAGAAGGTATCGTAGACGATTATGGTAAGCCTGTTAAAGACAAGAAAACAGGCGATGTAAAGGACGCTCCAGATCCAGAATGGTTGCTGTTTGAAAAGTGCATGCGTGGTGACACTAGTGACAATGTGTTTAGTGCTTACCCTGGTGTTCGCAAAAAAGGTACTAAAAACAAAGTTGGGTTACTTGAGGCTTTTGCAGATCGTAATAGCAAAGGCTTTAACTGGAATAACATGATGCTACAACGCTGGACTGACCATAACGGTGAAGAGCACCGTGTGTTGGACGACTACGAACGGAATAGAACGCTTGTAGATCTTACTGCACAACCTGAAGAACTTAAAGAGTACATTGATACCACAATGCGTGGTCAAATGGAGCCTAAAACTAATAAAATGGTTGGTGCTAAGTTCTTAAAGTTCTGTGGGAAATACGAACTGAAAAGGATTGCTGATGATGCTACGAAATATGCAGAATGGTTACAGAGAGGATATAATGTTACACGCTAAACCTATTGTGCCAGACAAGTTTTGGATTGTAGAGAAAAATGGGGAAAAGGTTGGCACACTTCGCCGAGACACAGACTTTGTGTTAACTGTTAATAATAAAAATGCTAGATTTCCTGATCAGGACACACTTACAGAAAAGACAAAGATTAGTTTTAATAATCTTATAGAGTCAACAGTTCCTGCAAAGGACAATTTCAACGTTCATGAGTATCCATGTAAGACACAGCCACATAATGAAATCTTTGATGTAAAGCGTAAATTACCACTTTACACTAAAACTGTTAAAAGTCAGAGTTTCTATTGTGCAGGTTACTATATTATTAACTTTGAAACTGGTTGGATGAAAGCCTATTGCCCAAAACTGATTACACTAACACGTAATCAGTTTGAAGGTCCGTATAAAACAAAGTTTGAGATACAAGAGCAACTACGATTAGCTCATCCAAGGGCAGGCAGAAATGAAAAGACCTAACTTTGGCAATCTAGAAAAGTTTGCTAGTAGATGTGCTGGGAGCAATACAGAAAATTTAACTATTCCTAGGCAAGAAGCACAAGGTATAGTACGTGAGTACCAAAATCTACTAGCATATACAGTAGACCTTCAATCAAGGATCATAGAATTACAAGAAAACCCTGTTATTGCCGTTGAGATACAGTCTGATTCCTGGTAACCTATTATATACTAAGATAAATAATACTAGCATATAATTGGAAACAACATGAGTAGACCTAAGCCAACTGTCCTGTTAGAAAAAGTAGATAAATCTTGTTATAAAGCACATCAGGTTCTAGCAAGCAACGGTATATGGAGTGTCTTTTACAACGATAAACCTATTAACTTAAAAAGCTACAATATACTAACAAACTATCCCGGTCCAAAATATAACAAGGTTAGTTTTAGCAATCCTGGCCATGCTATTAATTTATGTAAGAAGTTAAACATAAAATTTCAGACTGAAGATTTTACTGTGGTTCTCGTTGATACTGGAACAACAGTATATCGAGAGAATGAAAACTAAGCAACAATACACGGCCGTATTTCTTAAAAATATAGAGCATACACGAATCCCTAACGGAACTGAGATGGTGTTCTTCTGGCAAAACATACGGAACGATGGTGGGCTTCGTCTAACTGAACAGGGATTTAGGTGTCTTATCGACGATCTGGATCTTAAGTCGTACAATATAAAATTATGGGACGATAGTAGTCGCATAGAGGTTAACTACAGATTCCTATTAGATTTGGATAAACAGTTACAAGTGCCCTACTATGTGCAGCTGGGACGCTGGCCTAGAATACTACTTTTTGATGAGCAAACATATTTTTGGGCCACCCTACATGGAGACTTTCAGAGGTTTTTGGATGGAAACAAAGTTCGAATTAAAACGTAGTAAAAATATAGCCGATCCTAAATGGAAGCATTTTGTAAGTGTGTATTTTGATTATGAGATACATGAAAAGAACGCTGACATTGATATTGTGTATAAGATCATTCGTACGGAGTTTTTGGAACTAATGACAAAGCACTTTGGTGCACAGGATCTTCACTGGAATATACGCTGGAACGACGAGGGCGCAGATATAAGGTTTGATAATGCTAGTGATGCTGCGCAGTTTACTATGTGTCACATTAAGTCTTGCAAATTCAAGCCTTTGGGCAGGTATTACAGTCATAAAACTAAATGCACATACACTGGAATAAGAGGACATTAAGTCCTCTTTTTTTATGATTTCTGGTAGACAATCTGCTATTCTGTGCTACTATGATTATAGTTAGAAAATACGGAGCAGATACATGTTTATAAGCGAATGGAATAAGTCGGATTGGCGTTCAACGGAAACGTGGGAGTCAGTTAACTGCTCAAGCGGTGATGTGACAATCACTAAGATTGGTGAGAAATTTATAGCTCGTGATCCTAACGGCATGCTGGTTTCTCAGTTCCCGGATACCTGGGAAAACACTGTTCGTATGATGGAATCTTGCTTTGATTGGCGTGTAGATTTAGGTGAAAAAATAGCCTAAAACGGTTGACGATAGTAGCATCTGTGCTATTATGAATTATAAATTGAAACTGAGGAGTTTTAGGAATGTCAGAAGTTGACGCAAGAACGGTTACTATCCAGGAAGCAGAAAAGCGTATAGTTCGTGCTTTCAAGATCAAGCGGCCAGTGTTCCTTTGGGGACTGCCAGGCGTAGGCAAGAGCGATCTCATGCAACAGATTGCAGGCAAAGAGTACCTGGGTAAGACCCTGCTTATTGATCTGCGTGTCGCACTTTTTGAGCCCACTGACTTGCGTGGCTATCCTGTTCCTAATGTACAAACTGGTCAGATGCAGTGGCTTCCTCCTAGTGATCTTCCAACTGAAGCGCAGGCAGCAGAGAACGATACTATTATCTTGTTCTTGGACGAGATGAATAGTGCGGCGCCTGGTGTGCAGGCCGCGGCATACCAGCTTATTCTTAACCGTCGTATTGGTGCTTATAAATTGCCAGACAACGTTGTTATTATCGCCGCTGGCAACCGTGAAAGCGACAAGGGTGTTACGTATCGTATGCCTACTCCGCTTGCTAACCGTTTTGTTCACTTGGAAGTGCGGGTAGATTTTAATAGCTGGTTGGATTGGGCTGTGACCAATCGTATCCACGAAGACGTTGTTGGGTACTGCTCATTTGCTAAAGCAGACCTATGTGACTTTGATCCTCGCTCAAGTGGACGTTCGTTTGCTACACCACGTAGCTGGAGTTTCGTAAGCGAGTTCCTCGATGATGACGATATCTCAGACAACGAGCTGACTGATTTAGTCTCTGGGTGTGTTGGTGAGGGCATTGCAATCAAGTTTATGACTCACCGCAAGGTTGCCAAGGACATGCCAACGCCTGAGGATATCCTAGCTGGCAAGGTCAAAGAGTGCAAGATCAAAGAGATCAGTGCTCAGTATGCTCTTACGATTGGCATGTGCTACGAGCTCAAGGATGCCTACGACAAGTTTGGCAAAAAGGACAGCAAGAAGTGGCACGAGCTTGCAGATAACTTCTTCCGCTTTATGATGGACTTCTTCCCTACGGAGATGACGGTTATGGGTGCACGTACTGCAATCAGCAACTATAATCTCCCGTTTGAGGCTAACAAGCTCAAGCACTTCAAAGAGTTCTTTGATCGGTTTGGCAAGTATGTGGTAGCGGCAAATGAAGACTAAAGATAATGATTATCTGCGTGAATGGACAAAAGATCAAAAAATTGCAATGGTGAAAGAGGAGAAAGAGGATGACTGATTATAATCCTGATAACTGGGTCGTTATCAAAATGAATGGTGATGATTCACATTATCGTATGCTAGCAGGATGGAGTGGTGGATACCTCACTGGCGATAGTTGGCGCATGAACAGTGGTATTACTCGTGTAGAGGATGCTGGTGATAGATTTAACTTCTATGGATCAACTGGCAGTTGCTATAGCTGCGGCAAGGAGAGTTATACTCTACGTATGAATAATGTTCATATCTGGAATCAGGTTAAAGACCGGCACGGCGATCTAGTTGAACTTATGCCAGAGGACACAGACTGGTTAAACATGGATTGGATTATTAAATGAACATGACTACTTTTGCAATAACTGATTTAGCCGATTGTATCGCTCACGCACAATACGAAGGCTTCTCAGATATCGAATACGAAACTAGAGACTTTGAAAAGATTCGTGCTGCTAAAACAGCAGAAGAAAAAGCACAAGCACTTCATGCTACAACTCCTGCTCGTCGCCGTCCTACTACTCGAGACTTTGGAGTCTATTCTATGTTCACCCAAACATGGGGCAGCACAGCACTTGGACACGGTGGTATGGGCGGAGCAAGCATGACCACAGCATATACTGTGGTTTTGGAATGTTATCACACGCAGGAGTTTTTGGTTTACTTTGGCGGGGCATTCTGTTATACTGTTAGTAGACGCAGTGCTAATATTGATGCGTTTGTAGAAGACTGTAGAAATCACTGCTTGGAGAGCAAGCGTAAAAGCGAGAAATATCAATGAGTCACGATAGAGGATGCTCATGCGGGAAAGAGCGCAACGAATACGACTCTTGTAAAGAAGAGAACTGTAATAAAAGAAACAACACAGTGGAAAGAACTATGACACCAAAAGGATCTAAACGCTATGTGTGGATCCGTGCTGACGGTGAAGCCAAGATCATTGATACCGACGTTGTTGAACTGTGGCAAGGACCATACTTTGACCGGGAAAAAGATCGCATCTACGAACTTGGAAACGAGGTAGAGATCAAGGTCACTGTGGCTGTTAAAAACAAAACAGTGTATCGTGAACGCAGTTATGCCGAAGGAACTCGCTGATGAAATACAAACTATACCTTGAAGAAGAATACAAAGACTCCAACGGCGATTTAGAAGAAGATATGTTCATTGAAAGGAATGGCAAGAGATACAAGCTGGTTGAGGTTGAATAATGAACACACAGGATTTCATCAACAACGCAGAATACCTAATCCGTCAATGTCTCAATCAAAAAAACATTGACCCGACTATGGAAGCGTGGTTGCGTGACGCATGTCTTGATCTTGCAAAAGCAAGAGAGAAGGACACTTCTCTTGAAGCGGATAATGAAAAACTCAAGAACATTCTCCGCAAGGCATTTCCAGAAAAGTCTGGCCATTTCTTTATCTGTGGTGAATCGGGTGAAAAAGATTCGATGGGATTGCCCGATAGACTGTTCGTCTGTCCAGCATATGGCCTAGATGGATTTGCAGTCTATAAGAAAGATCGTGACTATGATGCGCCGGGGTGGTAATATGAAAACAATTACATTACAAGTTGAAGATTGCGATCAAGTTGTCATTGATGAACTGAAAGATGCTTATCATATGAACAATCAGTTTGACAAGGTTGACTGTTCAGATGACGTTCTTGATCCAGACTATGGGTTACTCAAGGCAATTCAAACTGTGCTGGCATACTATATGATACATGAAGATTATGAAGAGTGGGTGGAAATGAATCCAATGGTGAAAGAAAATGATTAAGCACGAACCACAATTTGAGACTGATAAGATTTGCAAACACTATTCAGAAAAGGATGGAGTTCCGGTCAAGTATGTGTGTACATCTGCACTAGGCGATGAAGCACAAGCGATGGATATCTTCTATCGTGATACTCCCCATCCTGAGTTTGGTAATAGATACATGGGCCTTTATTATCACCCAATGAGCGGCAATCTAATGATTACCAATGCTGATAGGATTGAAAAGCAGGAGTTTGGGCTTGTAGAAGATGATGATGGCAACCTACAGTATAGTGCCCATCGACATGATTATAAACGGTTTGAGAATGGTAACATGATTGACGGTGGACGTTCTTATATCAAATCAAGTATGTGTCCAATTCATATGCATGTAGTTCGTGATGGTGAGATGATAAGAGATATAGAAGAAATAACCAAATAACAACAAGGAGACAAAAGATGAACAAATTAACACTCGCTGAAGACTTTGAAATGTGGTGGGATATGCCGAAGTATCGCAACCATGATATTCCTGCCAAGGAGTTTGGTGACCAAACGGTTACATACAAGCACGGCAGTAACCGTGGCTGGCCTGGAGAAGAACGTGACGTTGACTACTGGGTAGAACTTGATAATGGTTTTGCTGTAGGTATGCGCCATGGCCGTAGTGATAGCGGTATGCGGCGTGCAAAATATGCAGAATTTCCTGTAGTTAAAATGTCAAAAAGTGTTGACAAATTACGATACATGTAGTATCATTATTGATAGTAAGGCAGTGTGTCTTACAAAATTAGCCCGTACTAGGGCATACGTTACCCGTCCGTTTTAGGACATACATTTAACATACAGCCGACTTTCTAAAAGGCTAAGGAGATTATTATGACTAGAATACGAGATAGCTGGAACTTTATCGACCCAAAGACTACAACCCCCAAACTAGCAATTGTCCCTAAGAAGACATATGCACAGTTAGCAAACGAGAAATACAACTCTTCTGAGGATACTATCCTCTCTCTGTCAGAGCGTTTTAATAATGCTATTGGCAATGATACTGATCTTGTGGAATACCTTCTTGTCATTGGCAAAGAATTCCGAGACAGAAACCCCCAATACGAAAAATTCGAAGACATGTATCCTGACATGCCAGGCATGTCTAGTAGCAAAAAGGATCGTGTCAAAATGATACAGATGCTTCTCAATGCAACCATTCAGCGTGAAGCAGATCAGGAATGGATTATTAGCATTGTTGGCAAGTTTGATCCGTTCTTTGTGAACATGGTTAGGCTTTATCCGTTGCTTAACCGTCATGAACATCGTGCATTATTTGCAATCTGGGACGGCCAGCACACCACACTTTCCCTGCTCTGCATTGCTCTTTATGCATTTGGTATGAGCATGGAAGAAGCTCTAGAGCTAGATATTCCTGTTGCTATTCATCCTGGCACAAATGTTGCTAAATTACGCCAGCGGTTTATTGGTGTACATGTCCCCAACGCAATGACCAAGCCCTTGGACAAGATCGACCTGTACATGCAGTATGTCTATGCTGTACGTAACAATGGTGACACTGATCCCTGGAGCATGCGTTTTGAAGAGATCCAGTCTGCGCTGGAAGAATTTGGCTGTTTCTTTACACATGAAAAGTTCATAGACACGGACCAGCCAGGTGCTATTTCCCGTCCTACAGAAATCTTTCCTACAGGACGTGACGTAACTAAGTGGAAGAGCAGTGTGCTACGCCGTGTGTTCCAGTACCATAGCATCAGCAGACCTACTGAATGTGTAGAGCCTCTGGAAATTGATAACATGGCACACATTTTCCGTGCTTGTGATCAGCAGGGTATTGAAGTCAATGACCAGTATGTGCAGGACTTTGCAAAGTATCTTGGTGCAGTTACTAATAACACTTGGGAAAAGGGCTATAAAAAGCTCAGCCATAAGAAACACGCAATGGTTACTAAAGCATATAAGAGCTGGTGGAATAGGCAGCCTGCTAGCGTTCAAGAAGCTTTCCCTACACGATGCAACCAAACAGAAGTAGCACCTACCTGGATCTGTCAGGCAATTGTTAATGCAGGCTTCCCGCATGAAGTTCCTGCTTTTATTGGCAGGTTTGCATACAAGTTTACTGAGAAGGAGTTGGTGTAATGGCTTTTCGTGATCCTAGCATGGACCTTCTCAAAGAAGGCATAGCTCAAAGAACTGCTCGTAAGACTCGTTGCAGTCAGGAAGGGTGTAATAACTTCCTTACGCCCTACCAGGGTCCTGGTAGTGACACGCTCTGCAGAGATCACCAAAAGAATTTGGCAGAGTATGGCGGTCTTGCTACTATTAAAAAGGAGTATAGCCAACACAGGGATACTCATTGCAGCCATTGCGGATATACTCCATTAACTGACCCTAGGGTACAGGAAATTGAAGATCTTAAGGTTCGCAACAGGCTTGTGCGTACATTGCTAACTGTAGATCACATGGATGGCAACCACAGTAATAATAGTCCAGAAAACTTGCAAACATTGTGTCCTAATTGTCATGCTATAAAAACTGTTATCAACGGTGATACTATGACTCCTAGCAATCAGAACGTATAAATTAGAGAAAATAGCCCTATTATAGGGCTATTTTTTTATCTTTTGGTAGACAATCTCGCTATGTGTGCTATTATACATATAGTGAAGGAGTGAATATATGCCTAATACGACTGCAAACAAGAAAGACATACCTCAACTGCCAGTGGGATTCGAGACTGTTCCTGCTGAAGATTACGAGGCTCGCGAGAAGCTAACCACTGCTCGTGTTGCACTGCTTATGAAAGCACCCTGGTTTGGTAACATGGCTACTCGTTTGCCACTTGTTAACGCTGACGAGTGGTTACCTACAGCAGCCACAGATGGTCGTTATTTCTACTATAACAGCAAGTTCATTAACATGCTCAAGAAGAAGGAAGTACAATTCCTCTTCGGACACGAAGTGCTACACAATGTATACGAGCATCTTGGTCGTAGCAAAATGAACAAGCACAATCCTCAGATTGCTAATATTGCAGCAGATTTTGCTGTTAATGGTGATCTTGTTAAAAGTAAAATTGGTACTCTTATTACCACTGTCCCAGCACTCCATGACACCAAATATTATAACATGAGCATGGAGGAAATTTACGATGACATCTTTAATAATGCAGAGAAGATTGATTTGGATCAACTTGCAAACATGCTCTTGGACGAACATCTTGAAGGTGAAGACGAAGAAGGCAAGGGAAGCGGTGGCAACGGTCCCGAAGAAGATGAGAACGGCAATCTTAAAAGTAAGAGCAAACCTAAATACACCGACGAAGAAAAGAAGAAGATCAGAGATCAAATTAAAGAGGCACTAATTAACAGTGCCAAACAGGCAAGTGGTGCTGGCGATATCCCAGGCGGTGTTGCACGTATTATCAAAGACCTCACAGAGCCCAAGATGGACTGGCGTGCTCTGCTTGCTATGAGCATTGAAAGTTCTATTAAGAGTGATTATAGTTTTCAGCGTCCCTCACGCAAGGGCTGGGACAGTGGTGTACTGCTTCCCGGCCTGATTGCTGAACAGACCATTGACGTTGCTATTGCAGTTGACATGAGTGGGTCAATTAGTGACCAGCAGGCCAAGGATTTCTTTAGCGAAATTAAAGCTATCATGGATATGTACACAGATTTTAATATCAAGATCTGGTGCTTTGACACCAGTGTCTATAACTACGCTGAATTTAATGCTGCTAATATTGACGAGATCCTAGACTACCAGCCAATGGGCGGTGGTGGAACAGACTTTATGTGTAACTGGGCCTACATGAAGCAGGAAGAAATTCAGCCCAACCGGTTTATTATGTTTACTGATGGCTACCCTTATGGGTCATGGGGTGATGACTTCTATTGCGATACAGTGTTTGTGATTCACGGCCCAGATTCAATTAAGCCTCCGTTCGGTAATTATGCGTACTACGATGAGAAGAAGGCGGATTAATAGTCAGGATTAAGGGTTAAGATCATAAATTAGGATCCTGATTCTCTTTCATATACTCTTCAACTTTAACTTTAATATCATTACAGGCGTTAACAAACGTCATTAGAGTTACTACATGCGTAGGTGTACTTGGGTTTGATAGTCCTTCGATAACAATGCCTATTTGGGACTGTTTATAGAAATTTTCTTCAAATTGCACATCTACATTTAACTCAACCAGACGTTTTTTTAAGGCCCCTAACATGTACTCAAACTTAGTAAAATCAGCTCTTAGTTTAGTATCCAGCGAGTTAGCATTAGCACTCGATTCATTTTTATCTAGGAGTAAAGACAACGAATTATAAATACCAGTATAATATGCTACTATTTTAAATCCAGCTTGGCAAGAAACTATCTGTTTGTATGCAGTCACTAACTCATCAGACGTAGGTACAATCTCAGACTTTGCTGGAGATATTGAAATAAAAAATGAGATTAGTAAAATATATATTGATTTCATGCTAAAAATACCCTATAATAGTACTTATTAAATAATACAAAATACCCCAAATGGAGAAAAGAAGTAAAATGGCTAAGAATACTAAAAAAGAAACTATCGAAGCAGAAGAAATGGACGCCGTTGAAGCAGTGGAAGAAGCTGTTTCTGAAGAAGCAGTACAAGATCCAAATTCCCTACAGGCTAGTGACCTTAACACAATGGCTACTGTTATTGAAGCGACTGCTCAACGCGGTGCAATTCGGGCAAATGAAATGCAAATTGTTGGTCAACTGTACAGTAAACTCAATCACTTCCTTATTTTAAATGGTATCCGACAAGCGCCAGGTAGTGAAGAAACTGCACCCGCAGAAGAAGCACCCGCAGAAAACAAAATTGCAGGAAAAAATGAAAATGATTAAACACGTAGGTAAACACTCAGATCAAAAAGTCGTTACAGTGTTTCGGGAAGTCCCTAACGAAGATCATATGTGTCTCGTTATATATCCAGACCAATTACCCACAGCATACCATGATGATCTAATGAAATGCATTGAAAGCAATGCAGGGCAAGCATCAAGTCACCTAGGTGAAGCTATGCAAAGAGTAGTAGGCACTGATGGTCGTAATCTACTTGCCGCGGCTCACAGCCAACGCTGGATGAAAAAGGTACGCTGCCAGGATGTAATTATGACACCAGTACCCAGCAAACCAGGTGCACGGCTTGATGAGATTAACACGATCATTAAAGAGATGGAATCAGGTGCTGATGCAGCAAAACGCCTGGCGCAGATAGATGCACAATCTGGCATTGCAGATCCTGCTAAGACACTGAGTGACACTGCATATGCAGCAAGCACAAATGCGGCAGCATCAACTGCTGTATCGGGTGTACTTAGTGATGCAGATATTGCAAAGGATCTACTAAAGCAGGCAGACGGGTTTAAACTTCAGATGGAAGGTATCCAAAAGGAAATTTCACGCCTAACAGAAGAAGCAATCTCAATGGATCCAAGCCTCGCTCCTAAAAAGAAGCGTGGTCGTCCAGCAAAGGCATCAGCATAAATGAACGTTAAGCTACTAAGTTATAGCAAAGCAACAGACGAATTTCAAACAGAAGGGTTAACAGACCTTCAAGAACTAATTGCGTTTTGTGCAAAGGTATCAAACCCTGCCGCACAAATTAATACAGAAACAAGTGAACGTTTAATTAAGTATTTGATTAAACACCAACATTGGTCACCTTTAGAAATGGTTAACGCAGTATTAGAAATTAATACTACAAGAGATATTGCACATCAAATTGTGCGTCATCGTAGTTTTGCTTTTCAGGAGTTTAGTCAGCGTTATGCTGATCCTAAAGAACAGGGTGAAATGTTTGAATACTCAGAAGCACGTTTACAAGATCCTAAGAACAGACAAAACAGTGTTGAAGTTGACGATGCAAAATTACAACTTGATTGGGAACATGCACAAAGACGCATAGCAGTACTAGCCAAAAAAGAATACGATTGGGCTATTAAAAAAGGTATTGCTAAAGAACAAGCACGTAAAGTATTGCCTGAAGGTCTTACAAAAACACGCTTGTATATGAATGGCACAATTCGTAGTTGGGTGCATTATATCGAATTACGTGGTGCGAATGGTACACAAAAAGAACATATGGAAATTGCACATGCTTGTGCAAAAGTTATTGCTGACGTATTTCCGCTTGCTAACGAAATATTTGAGTGGAAATAGACAATCCCAAATTAACACACCTGCCGCGCTTAGGCTGCGGATATAACAAACATTTTGAATATGATGTTCCTTTAGAAAACGAAGGAGTTATGGGGATTAGCATAGAGTGGACTAATAATACTTGTAAACATCGATGGGGTTGGTGGTTTGATCCTAATACAAAAGAAGCTCGAATGAGCTTCGAAGATCGTAACGAGATGCTACACTGGACTATTAGGTGGTTAGCAGAACATAGGAGCAAGTAAAATGACATATTTTAAAGCAAAACCAACAGAAATACGATCAATACCCGACATCGAAGGCATAACACAATTATTAAATGTAGGAAGATTAGAGCTTTGTGGATTGGCTGGCGCTATTGCACGTAGTAGGAAAATTTCTGCAAATTCTGCATTATTTTTGCTAGAATCAGGCGAAGTAAACAAAGAGCAAGCTCGAGAATTATTGATTGAATCACTTCAAACAAAACAAATACAATCTGAACCTGAGCTTAAATTAGATGATACGCCTTCACAACCTTGATAGGCTCTATTCCGAAATACGTAAGCAACTAGTTGCAGTACAAGAAAGTGTCTTACTCTCGAACATACACATGTTTGGAGACTATACGCAGTATTTGGAACAACGAATTGCTACAGTAGCAGGATCCAAATACGCAGCAGTAGTTGGTAGCGGTAGTGACGCATTAATGTATGCTCTTGTAGCAGAGAACATCACAGGCACAGTTGCAATGCCTGCACACACATATATTGCAACAAGCAACAGTATCATACGAGCAGGATGTTTACCTGTTTGTATAGACGTAAACGCTAGCGGTCTCATGCGCTGGGACCTTGTGCCTCAGGGTA